AGGTTTGTCGGCTGTCCCATCGGTTGACTAAATAAGCCAGTGCCAAACCAACCGCCATCATCACCCATGCCATATCCACTACTGTAAGGTGAGTATCCTCCGTATTGGTTTGCACCGATACCGAAGAAACCTCCACTACTTTGTCCTCCAAATGAGGACTGACCGTAGGGATTGTTTGGGTCTGCATAAAGAGGGTTAAACTTTTCAGGGGCAGGCTTGTCTTTGTCCATATAAGCGTTTATGCCTTTGGCAAACATACCCATTAAACCACCGCCTTTTAAATAGTCAGCTCCAACATCCATCAAGTCACTAAACGATTCAGCTTTGTAATCATCAGGACGACCAACCGCCCAGTTAAGGTTTGGTGCGTTTTTTATCTCGTCCCAAGTTGACCTAATCATTATTGACTCGCTACTGCTAAAGTTAGATAATCAAAGAGACCCGGCTGTTTACTTGTGGTCGTTGTTGTAGGCGTTGGAGTGGCACCAAGAGCCTGATTCAAATATCCAAGACCAGAAGCAGGAGCACCAGTGTATTGTGCAAACCTTTGTTGAGCTTGGTCGATAAGTTGCTGTTGCATTGCTCTTTGCATTGCACCTTGTTGCATCATTCTGTCTTGGATAGTATTTGACATTCCAAAACCTAAGTTGGCTAAGTTACCTAACTGACTTGATGCACCTAGTCTAAATTGAGCTCCACTTAAACCTGCTTGTTGATTTGCAAGGTCTGACTGTAATCTGTTAGCAATATCTTGCTGTGCCATTTGTTGGGCTTGTTGGAAACCTGCTTGTCTTAAGCCTGCTGACTGCTGACCTAAAGTCTGTGCAACACCTCTGCCGATTTCACCCATTGCAATACCGTGTCTTGAGCCACCAAATGCCCCTGCTCTTTGAGCCTGAGTATTCAGCTGATTCAAGCCAAGTTGTGCGTTCCTTAATACATCTTGTGCCTGAGCATCTACAACTTGCTGTGTGTATGGATTTTGGTATTGTGCAATGTTTGTTGTTGCTAACTGCCCTGCTTGAACTTGCTGTGGGTTATATCCCATCGCACCAACTGTGCCTGCACCTGCACCATAAAGTGCTTGGGCTGAGGCTTGATTTAGATTTGGTGTAGCTGTTTGTTGTCCTGAAGCTCCTGCCATAATTTCACCTATTCGTAAAGTTTTTTATATCTATCAGCAAATGTAGGTTGACGGGCTTGCATTTCTGCTAATGCTTGGTCATATAAACCACCTGCTGAGTATCCTTGTATTGATTGACCGCCACCCATATCAAAAGTCTGTGCTTGAGGCATTCCTGCCATTGCATCCATACCTTGAGGTGCTAATCCGAATGCTTGAGCTTGGTTTACACCAGTCTGCATTGCTTGTTGTTCCATAGGAGAGAAGCCTGCGACATCTACTCCGTAATAAGGCATATACCCTATCTTCTGCACATTCTCTGCTCTTTCCAGATTGCGGATAGCAGGTTCTTTAACCCACTCTGGTATTTGTGTTGCTTGTGTTTTACTACCGCCTTTACCACCACTCATGTCAAAACTCCTTAGCTAATACTATTTGATGAGGTTGCCAACCCTTCTTATCAAGTATCTTAGTCCAACCCTTGCGTCCTGATAAGGTCATTCCTTCGCAACCTTGTGCTTTTCCCCATTTTACAGCATCATCGTGCATATCTTCAATTTGTTGTAATTTTCCACCTGCAAGAAAGACGTGGAGAACTTTTTTATTAGGATACACTACAATTTCTGTCACCGCACACCCTTTTTCTCCTGCCCAAAGTTGCATGTGTCCTGAAAGAACACCGTCAACTATATCTTTAAAGCTGTGTGTATTGCCACCCTTGGCTAGAGCTCTTTCAATCCAAGTTTTGCATCTAAAAAGTTCTTCTGTTATTTTCACGATGTAACCTCAGTTATACATATTGTAGCAGAAGGAATGTCTGGTGCAAAAGAAAGTCCAGTTAAAGGGTGCATATCTAAATCTGTATCACTTGTTGACCACATTGCTTGTAAATAACTTCCTGCTGTGATTTGAAATATGCCCGCTCTTGTTACCACTTTACGATTGTTGTTATTGTCTAAAGTGTGCATCATTGTAGAGCCGTCTATATCAACGCCATCAATTCTTGGAAAGAAATATATGTTTTTAGAACTAGCGTTTTCACTATGAATTGTGGCTGAAAATACCACTTGATAAGTTCCTGACTTAGCAAAGTTTAGTTTTGAAGCGTCTGTGCCGTCAATAGATATGTTATTGCTGTAGGCTGTGCTATTCCAAGTGACACCATAAGCCGTATCGACTGCACTAGCAGTTTGGTTAGTTGTGTCGTAAAACATCCCATAACTACCTTGGTTTGTTCCACCACCTTCGTTCAAAGGATGCCAAGCACCGTCATAAGAAACTATAACCTTGTCGTCACTTCTACGCCACATTAGGACACCGTCTTGGTATGCTGAGTCGCCAGAAGTGTAATTAGATAGTTTATCTCTTGTTTGTGTGAGCCACTTGTTTAATGCTTCACCCCAAACCTTCCATCTTTCACCAAGCGGTGGTGGAGGTGTTGAAACACTCATCTACGCCCACCTGCTTTGGCTTCTATTCGCATAATGCCAACACGCCAATTGTTATTACCGTTACCTTCAATCCTCATACGAACTTGTCTGCCAGTAAACCTAGTGCTGACTGGGTTGCCCATTGTAAGAAGGTCGTATGTTGTTTCTGTGCTGTTAGGATATTGTCTTGTTTTAAATCTAACCTTAACTTCACCTTGTGTGTTCTCGTCAGGTATTAATTGAGTAACTTTCATTACTTGGTCGCCGTTGCCTAGGCTTATTGGGGCTGACTCAACAAAAGGTGTCTCGCTACCGTGTGTATAACCATCCTCGTGATTGTATAAGTTGTTGCTTGCGTCAATCCAGATTGGTTTATTAAATACACCGCTATCAATACCGCTTGTGCGTTCCATTTCGCCTATTTCCCAGTGATTTTCTTTGTAATCAAAGGCTACATACTTGTCAACCTCTGTAGAGCCGTTTGAAGGATAAAACCACCACACTTCTCCATAAGACGAGTTATGAACACCAAATGATTTAGTTATTTGGTTTTCGTTTATATCGTCAAAGACATAATCAGATACTTCGCACGGCAATTCTTTCGCCACCGAGCCGTCAAACATAAAGAATGCTCGTTTACCCATCCAAAAAGCACCCTCGTCGATTGCAACAAGTGTTTTTCTTGACGCTACACCGCACGCTGTTCCCACTCGCTCAAAACCATAAACAAATGGTGCTCCTTGATAAGTACCCGTATGAGCGTCGTTATCAGTCAATATTAGTGACCTGCCTTTCATTCGACAACCACACATAATTTGACCAGTTGTCTGCAATTCAAAGTCACCTGCCTGATTTGTATCGCTAGCAGTCCAATCTGTATTATCTTCTTGATTGCACCACTGCACTTTTCTTGGATTGCCTCCTGCACCTAGTAAAAAAACAAAGCGTTCTTCTGTCACAAACATCCCACGATTACTGGTTGGTGCGTTTGCAATGACATCTGCTGTGCCGTTTGTATCCAAGTCCCATTCGTATAATTTGCCATCATCTGGTGTCAAAGCTAATAAATACTCCCCCCAGTTATCTAATGACCAAGTTGCTACTTCTTGAAAAACACCGCTAGACGGTTGTGATTGTCCGTATAAGCTGTCCGCATCTGTAGAAGATACTGTGCCACCATAATATCCACCACCGTAGCCCGTGTTTGTTGATGCTGTTGCCGAGCCACTTGTAAAACCAGACGGGGTGATATCGGTTACTGTTCCACCGTCTGATACGTAATATAAATTTGATTCTGTGCCAATTGCTAAGTTTGAGTTGTCTGAATTATCAACCCACGCAAGCATTCCTCTGCTCACACCAGTTATTGTATCGCCTGAAGTCACTCTTGATGTCCATCCGCCGATAGGTCTTAAAGATTGATTGTGCCATCTAACAAGATTAGCATCACGCCAACGACCTGACTGCTCAAAGTCTGTGCCGTTTCTAAATATTCCTGCAGGTAATTTTAAAGGTATTAAACTCATGCTGCGATTGTCTCCCAAAGAGTCGATGCCCTAGAGATTCTTTCCCACTTCTCTCTGGCATTAGTTACTTCAGCAGATTCTACTGTAACAATAGAACCAGACTCTCTAATCCTTGCTTCTAATGAAGTGAAGGTAATTGTTGAGGTAACTGTGACTGTTGCTGATGCGTTTGCAATTATGACTGCATTTGCAGATACTGTAGAAGTAGAAGT